TGACATTTCTAAAAACAATACTCAAATCACTGGATGTCAACGACAAATCAGAGATTTGGAATCGGAAGTTCAAAGAACTACCGAACAACTTGCAAATAGAAATCTTGAGCATGACAAGTTAGAAACCTTTAAGGAGGATCTCCAAACTACATATGACGAGTTAGTCACACATAAAGATCAAATCAATTATTATGATTTCACTTATGGATTGTTGAAAGATGGAGGAGTTAAAACTAAAATCATCAAGAAGTATCTACCGCTGATAAATCAGCAAGTAAACCGTTATCTACAGATGATGGACTTCTACATAAATTTTACTCTTGATGAGGAGTTTAACGAAACCATCCAATCACCAATTCATGAGGACTTTTCTTATAGTTCTTTTAGTGAAGGTGAAAAACAAAGAATCGATCTAGCGCTTCTCTTCACTTGGAGGGAAGTTGCTAGATTTAAAAATTCAGTATCAACTAATCTCATGATCCTTGATGAAGTCTTTGATAGTTCTCTGGATAGTCAAGGAACCGAAGAATTTCTTAAAATTATTCGATATGTGATTAAAGATGCTAATATATTTGTGATCTCTCACAAGACCGGCATGGAAGACAAATTTGAAAACGTTCTACGTTTTGAAAAGGTAAAAGGATTCAGTGCAATGGTCTAAATAATTTTACTCTCTGAAACTACATCATGGAATACAAACCATACTCACCTGAGTGGCATCGTAAAAGATACCTAAAAGAAGCAATTTACAAATATCTTGATGATTACGTTGAAAACGAAGTAATCAGAGAAGATATTCTAGACATTCTTTCTGAAAGATCTGAGACTGCTTACGCTGAATTTAATCGTTTGACAGAACTAGAGTCAATGTTACAATCTAAATAACTCTACATATAGTGTTACATATGCTGTCAACACAATACAGACTCAGATTAGAATCTATCTGTAAGAAGATTTCTAACAATGAACCAGTTGGATTAGAAGACATGATATGGGCAGAGAAACTGTCCAAAGCAAATACAACTGCCCGTGAGTGGTTAAGGAAAGCACGTCGGGCATCTCAAGGAATTGAGGAAGGTAGTATGGATGATTTTATGAATAGGATGGGACTAGGTGACCCCGACCCATCCAATCACAGAACGGGGTTTGAAAGTGCTGATGAGATTGTAGACTGGTTTCAGAGAGACAAACCAGACGATTGGAGACAACGTGACTGAAAAGATTACACCTGAAACATATATCAAAATGAATGAGGAGTTTGAGAGAGAAGGAACTCCTATCAGAATTATCATTCCGACTCAAGAACAGATTGATAATTCCACTGGAGTTAAACTACCGACAGAGTTTAAACCACAACCACCAATGGACTTCAGTAATCCTTGGCCGCATAGTGGGCACGTTAAGAAGTGACACATTACCCTGTGGAGACGCAGGGTTTTTTCGTATAATGGTCTCATAGAAAACAAGACACATGGCAGTCAACTACGAAATCAAGTCGCAACTTGCTAAACTGCTTGCTACTGAAGACCTGGTGGTTGAGCACAAGAATATCGATACAGCACAATTCAATGTCCACACTCGTGTCCTGACTCTCCCTATGTGGGACAAGGCAACTAATGTTGTCTATGACATGCTTGTTGGTCATGAAGTGGGACATGCTCTTTACACTCCTGATGAGGACCCACCGAGTGATGTTCCTCACCAGTTCATCAATGTCACTGAAGATGCCCGCATTGAGAAATTGATGAAGCGTAAGTATCTTGGTTTGTCAAAGACCTTCTTCCGTGCATATCAAGAACTTAATGATCAGGACTTCTTTGAAGTTAATGATGAAGATATCAATAATATGAATCTTGCTGATAAGGCAAACCTTTTCTTCAAGATTGGAAATTTCCAGGATATCAGTTTCAATCTTGCAGAACGTCAAATTATTGATATGATTTCTGCTGCCGAAACTTTTGATGATGCAGTTGATGCCGCAAGGCATTTGTATGAGTTCTGTAAGGAAGAGCAAAAGAAAGAATTAGAAGTATTCAGTGCTCCTCCTAAGAGTGAGCAAGATCAGGAGGGTGGTGAAGAAGAGTCCCCTGACCAGGGAGAGGGCACCATTGAAGCAGAGAAGCAAGAACCTCAAGAAGAGGATTCCGTTGGTGGTCCCACTGAAATTCAAGATCCAAAAGTTACCACTGATGAACTTCTTGAAAGTAAATTAAAGGATTTAGTTAGCGAAGCTTCTGGTTCAAATCACTATGTTGAACTTCCTAAACTAAACTTGGAGACTGTCATTGCCCCAAATGAGCAAATTCATGAACTAATCGACCAGGCATATGCTAGGTTTGAGGAAATTTCTACACATAGCAATACTTCTGATGAAGAATTTAAAAAATTTAAACGTGATGCACAAAAAGAAGTCAATTATCTAGTGAAAGAGTTTGAGTGTCGTAAGGCAGCAGATTCTTATGCTCGTGCTTCTACTGCTCGCACAGGTGTTCTGGATTGCACCAAATTGCATACTTACAAATACAATGAAGATCTTTTCAAAAAGGTTACCACTCTTGCTGATGGTAAGAACCATGGTCTCGTGTTTATTCTAGATTGGTCTGGTTCTATGCAGTACGTTCTTCAAGACACAATCAAGCAACTTTTTAATTTGATTTGGTTTTGTAAGAAAGTCAACATCCCTTTTGAGGTGTATGCGTTCACGAATGAGTGGAATGGATATCGTTGGGATGAGGATGGCAGGTTACATGATAAAATACCTCACTATGAAGAAAAGGAGGGACTTCTTGCCGTTGACGCTGATTTTACTATGATGAATATTCTGAGTAGTAAAGTTAAAGATCTTGATAAGCAACTGCTCAATATCTGGCATCTTGTTGAGTCTTTTCGCACTTGCTATCCATATGCAATGGCCTGTCCTAGGCGTTTGCAACTTTCAGGAACTCCTTTGAATGAGGCATTGATTTCTCTCCATCAGATTCTTCCGATGTTCCAGCAAGAAAACAAAGTTCAAAAGGTTCAGTGTATTGTTTTGACTGATGGTGAGGCAAATCATGTCCCCTATCATGTCATCGTTAAACGTCCTTGGGAGGAAGAACCATATCTAGGTTGTAATCATCTTCATCCTAATACCTTCATCCGTGACCGTAAGACTGGTAACACTTATAGAGTTCCTTATCGTTGGCATGAATTTACCAGTGCTCTTATTACCAACCTGAAGGATCGTTTTCCGAATACAAACTTCATTGGTATTCGCGTTCTTGAGAGTAGGGACTCTGGTGCTTTCATGAGGTTGTATATTGATCAGTATAGTGATGAGTATTCTCAAACTCAGAAGGAATGGAAGAAACAACGTAGTTTCACGATCAAGAATTCTGGGTATGATGCATACTTTGCTATGTCTGCAACAGCACTAGCAGATGACGCTGAATTTGAAGTTAACGAGGGTGCTACTAAAGCTCAAATCAAAAACGCATTTACCAAATCTTTGAAAACCAAGAAACTAAATAAGAAGGTCCTTGGTGAGTTTATCTCTTTAGTCGCTTGAGAAGAATGCATCGCTTCCCTTTTAAACATATCGTCCTAGAGGATACGAAAGAAGTTCTTATTGTGTGTACGAGTGCCATCACTGCTATGGGTATTGGTGCTATGGTAAAGAAATACTACCCTGGTTACACTGGCAAAATAATCTCTGAAAGTTACTGGAAACAGAGAGCAAATGAATAAGTGTCACACGGGGGTCGGATGACCCCCTTTTCTGTTCTATAATACCTTCAGTTCAAACAAAGCAAATGGCATTGTCCGCCGATTACATTCGCACCTCGCTTCAAAACCTTTATGGCACTGAATTCACAGCTGCTGATGTTCGTGCATGGTGCAATATGAATGGTTGTGCTTATCAGACCGTTACTAACAAACTTGCTGATTACAAAGTCGGTCGTGGCAAGTGGAATTTGGAAGTAACAAAGGAGACTGTGCAGGAACTTGAAGTAACTTATAATGCTCCTGCAGCACTCCCTGCTGTTGAGCAAAATCTCATTCCTGAAAAAGATGATACCTTCGTCCAGTTTGGCAACTTCGGTTCTATTAAAAAAATTATTCAGTCCTGTCTATTCTATCCGACGTTCATTACAGGATTGTCTGGTAACGGTAAAACGCTCTCAGTTGAGCAAGCGTGTGCTCAATTGGGTCGGGAACTTATCCGCGTAAACATTACTATTGAAACAGATGAAGATGATCTTATTGGTGGTTTCCGCCTTATTGATGGCAACACCGTCTGGCACAATGGCCCAGTCATTGAAGCACTCGAACGAGGTGCTATCCTGCTCCTTGATGAGATCGACCTCGCTTCTAACAAAATTCTCTGTCTCCAAAGCATCCTTGAGGGGAAAGGAGTATTCCTAAAAAATCGGCCGATGGGTTAAGCCTGGAAGTGGTTTCAACGTCATCGCCACAGCAAATACTAAAGGTAAAGGTAGCGACGACGGACGATTCATTGGAACTAACGTGCTCAATGAAGCCTTCCTCGAACGATTCCCTGTTACCTTCGAGCAGGAGTACCCCACCCCTGCCACAGAACTGAAGATTCTGGAAGGTGTGGCACGCGATCTCAAAGTGGTTGCTCCTGATTTCTGTAAGCGCCTTGTAGATTGGGCAGACATCATCCGCAAGACTTTCTATGATGGTGGTGTGGATGAGATCATCAGCACCCGTCGCCTGGTTCATATCATCCGTGCATACAAGATCTTTGGTAAAAAAGAATTGGCAATGGAGGTTTGTGTCAATCGCTTTGATGATGACACCAAGCAAGCATTCATGGAACTCTATGACAAAGTAGATGCTGATTTCCAGATGCCAATTGACGAGGAGGCACAGAACTGATATAATGACATTAAACGCTTGGTCTATGCTTTACGATGAACTTTTAAAAATGGATAAGCAAGATTCTATTGATCATTCTGAATATTATTATCATTATGATCGCAATGACCTAACAAGAGAAAATCCATTCAGCGATGAAAACACTTTCAACATTACTATGACTGAAAATCGACGATACAAGTATAGTGAGGATGCAATCCTCAAAGAATTAAACGATTATATTGCTGGCACATACAATCAGCATTATTCTGCTGGCGATGATAAAATTCAAACACTTGATCTGATTGAAGCGTGTGGTGATGGTGAAGCATTCTGCCGCTCCAACATCCTTAAGTATGCCTCTCGTTATGACAAGAAAGGCACTGCTCGGCGTGACATTATGAAGATCCTGCATTATGCTGTGCTTCTAATGCATTTCAATGACAAGAATGCAAAACGCGAAACCTATCCTCAGTGATGATGAAACTCAAAGAAAAAACTATGAACCTGTCTGATTCTACCCTCAACCTGCTGAAGAACTTTAGCACTATCAACCAATCCATCCTGTTTAAAGAGGGCAATAGTCTTCGCACTATCAGTGTGATGAAAAACATTCTTGCTGAAGCAACTATCAATGAAGAGATTCCCAAAGACTTTGGAATCTATGATTTGAACCAATTCCTCAATGGTCTGTCTCTGCACCAGAGTCCTGATCTTGACTTTGCAAACAACGGATATGTGGTGATCAAAGAAGGTCGCTCTCGTTCCAAGTATTTCTTTGCTGATCCTCAAGTAATTGTCACCCCACCTGACAAGGATATCACTCTTCCTACTGAAGATGTGTCTTTTGAATTGAGCACTCAACAATTGGACAAACTGCTCAAAGCAGCTGCTGTGTATCAACTCCCTGATTTCTCTGCCGTGGGTGAGAATGGTGTTGTTAAACTGGTTGTTCGTGACAAGAAGAACGAAACTTCTAACGACTATGCTGTGGTTGTTGGTGAGACTAACAACACCTTCTGCTTCAATTTTAAAGTGGAGAACATCAAGATCATTCCTGGTTCTTATGAGGTTGTAGTGTCTCAAAAACTTCTGTCTCGATTCACTAGCAAAGATTATGATCTGAAGTATTTTATTGCCCTGGAACCAGACTCTACTTTTGAGTAATGTTCTTGTTTAAGAAACCTCAGAGAGATGAAGTCATCGTAGTTGATGACTTCTTAGACAAATATGAATTTAAAGTCCTCAGAGATCATATTGAGGACTGCAATTCTTGGGGATTTACTAAAGGTATTTCTGTTGCAAGCGAAGGCGATCCTAGAATCTATTATGGATTTTCTGCAGGAGTTGTTGATGAAGACGCTCCCGAAGAATATCTTTATGAAGAGGGATTTCACATTCAGTTTATTAAACAACTGAATGAAAGGGTAAAAGAACAATTTAATTTAAAGGAAGTAATTCGTTGCAGATTAGATATGACCACATATCGTGGTGATAATGAAATTGTTTTTGGTCCTCACATTGATTGTGATAGAGAGCATACTACATCAATCTTTTATGTCACGGATAGTGATGCTCCAACTATTATCTACAATGAGAAAAGATTTTGTGGAGAAATACCAAAGGATATAGTTCTAACTGAAAAACAAAGAATTGTTCCAAAACAAAATAGGTTAGTAATTTTTCCAGGTAATCATGTTCATACTGGAATGTGTCCGATTAATTATCCAGTAAGAATCTTAATTAACACTAATTATAGGAATTAAGATATGGAAGCTTATCTTACTCCTGAGCGGGAAACACTTCTTGCTCTGATGGAAATGGCAGGAATAGAGATTGTTGAAAATGCTTCGATGTGTTGGGAACGCAATAACAACTTTGCAGGATTTACACTATCCACACCCAGCACTGAGTTCATTGAGGTTATTATCTGTACTGATGCCATTATGAAGCACACTATTAGTAAGGTGAGAACTGCTCTTGAAATCAATCGAACCGTCGATCATGAAGCACTTCACGCTGCACAATTCTGCAAGAACGATTATCATCCAGGTTCTGTTAGTGATGATTGGACTACTGACAATGAACTAGAAGCACAATCGTATGAGGACAGACCTCAAGCGGTTGGTGAGAAACTTATTGAATTCTGTTTTTGATTATGCCTTACAAAGTTGAAAAAAGGGACGATGGCATCTGGCAATCTGTCCGAAAAGATGGTAAAATACTGATGGTTGCTTCCACCAAGGAGGCATGTGAG